AACCTTATGTCCGTCCTTTTCCACGTCCGTTGGCACGCCCAGAGTCATGCACAGCGCGGCCTCGATCACGGCACTGTTAGCACCGGCTGCGGCCTGCATCTGACCGGACTGTGATTCGCCCGGACGCCCCGAACGCAACGCAGCCAACTCCGCCTGTTCCGGAGACCAACCAGCTTGCAACGCATGCGCGACAAACCCGACGGAATCGCCGCCGAGATCGAAATCTCCAGCCGCGTTGACCTTCACGTCCCGCGTCCCGTACTGCGCCGAAATCGCCCGGATCCGATCCGACCGGCCCGCTTCGGCGGCTTCCAGTTTCCGCCGCGCGATCATCCAGTCTGGAGTCGTTGTCGCGCCGTCATTGCCGACACCCCGCGAGAATCCAGCCTGACCACCAGCCGCCACGTCAGCCACCAGAGCCGCGTCAGCCACCAGAGCCGCGTCAGCCACCCCGCCTGCATCACTGGCCGCAATGTCCTGTGCGTCGAATGCGGCCCGCATCGCCACGAGTGTTTCCGCTGACAGATCCGATTCGACCTGCCCGGCCGCGAGCAACCATTTTGTGAACTCGTTCATTTCTTTGCTTCCTTGCAACTGCGCCGTTAGCGTTGCGGACGCGACCCCGCGATCCGCACCAATGGCCACAAAAGAGACTTCTTTGAGTGTCGATTTTCGAGCGATATAAACCGGCCCAACAAACGTTCGACCGTTCGCCTGTGCCTTCCCGCCCTTGTCAACAAACACCATTTGATTCCCGCGAGCCCCGATCGACGATTCCCACGGAAAACCGTTTCCCGCCGACTCGTTCACTTCCGCCGCGTCATCACCCGCCCCGCTGATCACTCCGTCCACCACCGCCAGACTGCCGCCCTCCACCACCGCTCGACCGTGCCCGACAATCTGCCCCGCGTTATGGTCCCTCAGGATCGGCGTCGATGCCCTCGCGATCCGCATCCCCGCCAGGTCCACCACCACCGGCGCCGGATAGTTCGGCAGATCCAGCATCCCGCCCGTGTACGCTCGCATCTTGAACTTCCGAAGCTGCGGCCCGTCCGCATCCGCTCCGGCATCCGCCGCCAGAATCTCCACACCGCCGCCCGCACTCGCTGAGATTTCGTCCGAGGAGGTAAACCGGAATTCCGCCGGCAACGCAGACGCCTGCAACCATGCGGAGCGATTCGCCGCCCGCTTCGATTTCCGAGCCGTCCGCCGCTTCTGTTTGTCCACTGCTCGGTTTTTCATGATTCACCATTACCTCGATCCGTCAGCCTGTCCAGTTCGTCGATGACCTCTTCGGCCGTCTCGAAATCGTCACCGGCCACGGCGTCCGGAATGTCCGGTAGATCACAATCCCAGGGAGTCACAGACAGATCCTTGTGTTTTCGAGTCCGCGTCCGCCCATGCCGCCGCCACATCAGCCGCGTCGTCGTCCGCGTCGTCCATTTTATCCGCACCGGATGCCGTCACACCGTCGCTATCCGGAGAGTCACCGCCCGCACCGTCAGCCGCTGGCGGCATCGGCGGGAAATGAGCCGCAAACAACGCCCGGCGATATTCCGGCACGCTCACCCCATAGGATGCCGCCGCGTCCGTGTCGGCCTGTTCAATGTCGACGTTGTCCGCCAGCATTTCACGCCGGCGCGTCGTCGTGCCGTTCGCGATTTCGACCGCCTGGCCTTTAGCTTCCTTCGCGCGGTCAACGTGTTTCTGGCCATCCCAGCCCCACGTATGCGGAATCGATAGCACCGCTTCCGCCGCGTCGCCGTATCCGGCCGCTTTGAGATCCCGCATGGCAAACACCACCGCCGACAGCGTCGGCACCGCGGAGCCATCACCACGCAACCACGGAGCCACGTCACCGCCGCGACCCAGCAAATCCAGATAACCAGCCGCCGCTCGCAACTGTTCGACGGGAGGCGGAGCCGCGCCAGCCGCCATCGCTGGCGTATCAGGCATCATGCCAACCAGCGCCAGTTCGACGAGGAAGTCGATCAGACACGGTTCGAGCACTGCCAGCTCACAATCCTGCCTGTCGAGATCCAACATTGTGTGCCAGTTTTGCTTATCCAACCGCCCGGACGCGTAGTTATAACCCGAGTGATCACCGAGCATGATTCCGCGGTGAGCGTTCACACACCGGCCCGCCTCGACCAACAACTCGTTCTTGAATTGTGGGTAGGTCGTCGTCGGCTGCTCGCTTTTCAGGGTGGTGATATCCCACCCGCGCGGCAGCGTCAGAAGATGACCCATTTCGATTTCCAGCGCGTCCATTGCTTCGACTTCGTCGGCTTCCAGCGCCGAGGAATTCGTACGGATCACGCCCGCGATTTCCGCCGCCAGTTCCGCCGCCCGCAGTACCGCCAGCGTATACCGGCGCAGTTGAGCGAATAGCGGCAACGCTGGAGTAATTTCCGGACGCCCGCGATCCTGCTCCGGTCGGAACTGTCGCATCCAATGACACACATGCTCCGCCGGGATCTGGTCGTAGTCCGTCGGACTGGATCCCGTAATCAGATCACCGCCAGGGTGATCCTTCAGAAGCCCGTAGGAAACCGGGTTTCCCCATTGATCGAATTTGATCCCGTCAATCGCTCGATCCGTCGGCCCCTGTAGATCCGGAGTCGCGAGGCGATCGTAATCTCTCAGCCGGAAGTCCATTTTCACCGCATGCGGGATCCGAGGATTCACAGTTTTGAGAGCCAGCCCGGCGCCATCAATAAACCGACTGAGCACCATCACGCGTAACTTCGGGGCAAACCTCACAGCCCGCGTCCATTGTTCCCACTGCCGCTCAATGAATTGGTTGGCCAGTAGGTTCGGCGTCTGCATCTGCAACCGCGGACCCGTGCCGATCGTATGATTCGACAGCGTCAGCGCCAGACCCTGCACATACGAGTTGTTCGCGTATTCGTACCGAGACCGCATCCGCAACCGCCGGCAAACTGCCGGAGAATTCGCCGCGTTCGCCGACAAACCGTCCGCGGCGGCCCAATGTCTGGAATTCCCGTCGCCCGTCGTCGCCGCGTCGTACCGTCCCGAAATCTGACCGGAGTCCGCGCGAGCATCCGACAGCCGCTCACGCATCGCGATTTCGCGAGTCGTCGGCATTGGTCGCCCGCCAGCATCTAACAAACGCGGCATTCTTGCCCCATCGATAGAGAATCAGACAGTTCGAAAATTCAGACCGTGCCCGGAGGCTTCGTGCGCGTCAGTAGGATCCCGCGTTTTTTCGAGATCACTGCCTGTGTGGAGGTGACCCGATCGTCCGCCTCAATCTGATCCGTCAGACTGTGCTGCTCAACCACCGTCCCGTCCTGTACGATTTTTTTAGCCTTGCCGGCCGCCGTCGTGAGATCCTGTTTGGTCGTTGCCATAGGATCCGGAATACATCGCCCCGCGTCGTTACCCGAGACGATTCCGCCCGTTTCCCACGCCACCCCGCCAGAACCTGCCACCCGTAGCAAACGAAACCGGAAACGAACTGGCCAGTTCGTGCGGCCCGGACCGCCGATTCTCGATAATTTCAAAAAACCTCAACTTAAAAACAGAAACGATATCAATTACGGTTGCCATCCCCGTCGATATTGATATCATTAACACCACAACGCTGGTGAGTGTCACCAGCACCGGGAGTTGAGCCCCGGAAAATCGAGTAACCTGACAGGAGATGAAGACCATGCCAACGATCACACTGAGATTCAGCGGCGACAGTGGCAGCTACGGTGACAACGCGAGCCGAGCAGACATGGACGCGATGAACGAACTAATGGCGGAGTATCTGGAGTCGCTCGGGTACACAGTCGAGATCGGCCCGGACACAGACCACACGACGACCGAGCACTCATGGGACGGCGGCGACGACGACGAGTTGAGGCAGTTGACCAACGCCGCCTGGGAGCACGCCTGTGGCGCGTACGTCCCCGCGGAATGAACGCAACTGACTGACAAATCTCTGTCGCCGGTGTGGCCCCGTGCCGGTACTCGACAGCTCAACATACGGGGCGATGAGGATACTATAATGGGCAGCGTGCCACTAATGCTAAGACTACCAAACACCGCGCACGGCGTGTTGATCCCGCTGCTCGCCGAGTCAGAGGACACGCGCGAAACCGTGCAGGCGATTATCCTCCGGATCGTCAGCGAGTATTACGGGTGCGACTACTCTGCACCCAGCCGCGGGCGTCCGGCCAGGCCACAGAGTTGACACGCCGGCCCGCCGCCAATTAACCAGCCCGCTCGACCGTCCGCCGGACCCGCCCGCAATGCCGGCAGACTCGATAGCGCCGGATCTGCCCCGCCAGCCGTTCAGTATTTCTGACCCGCCAATCGCAACACCCGCACGCCGGACACGCCAGCCCGCCGGAGCTGGCCGTCTGTTGCCGCAATTCCGACAGCCGCAACGGCTCCGCCTCACCGCTCCCCACCCGCTCCCCGTCCGCGCTCCGCTCCCCGTCCATCGCTTCCTCGTCTGCAATCACGCCTGCCTCGCTTTCCGCACGTCGGACAATCTGACCTTCGTTTTTCGCTTCCCGGATACCAGAGCCCACAACGCGACGCCTTCATGCGCCGCAAGCACGCCGCAACCCACCACGCAATCGAACCAATGGTTCTGCGCCCCTGGCGGGTTTTTGAATTCCTGCACGATTTCTTCACCGTCCTGCGTCCGCACCCGCTTAATCGTCCGCTTCTCAGCCCGTAGATGTTCCGCGAATGTTTTGTGCGTCCAATGCTCGTCCGCGAACAACGACACGGAACCCGGCTCCCCGTAGTCCGTCGCCAGCCGCGCATGGAAAAACTGCTTCCAGAAATTCGGTTGATACGTGAGTTTCCGGATGGCCGCGTAGTCATCGTTTCGAGCCCGCCACAAACCGCGAGCCCCTTTTTTGTCGCCGGGCTTCGGCTTGCCCGTCAATTCCGCGGCACGCCCGAACGCTGCCATCACCCGCGGATTATTCACCTCTGCGATCACTTCTCGGAGATGAACCGACAATTTTCCGTCCGAGCAATCGACCGCCGACCTGTCCATCGCGATCAACTGGCCGTCCTCACGCCGGAATTCCTTCGTGAATAGATAGCCCAAACAATCCGTCAGCCCTTGCCGGATTACGTTTTCAAGACCCAGCCGCGAACCCCGCCGCCCTTTGTACGCATCCGCCAGCCGCGGCCGAGCCTGCGACAATGTGAAGTTCCGCGTCCGTTGTTTTGGCCAGGCCCCGTACTCGATCACGTAGCCCGTGAAGTCCTTCGGATTCCACGCCATGACCGTATAGAACAACAGCGAGTGCTGAACGTCGATAAACGACACCAGCACCTCCCCGCCGGCAGGAACAATTCCTTCCGGCGCCCCGTGCTGTTTGTGTTGAATCTCCTCGACCGACAGCAAGTCCGCGTCCGGATCGTCCTCGCCCTTCGGCTGCTGCATTGCTTCCGACCAGAACGATTCAGGCCGCGTCATATACCAGCAAATCGCGTGTTGAATCGCCGAAACGAACCCGTCCTCAATCCGCTCCGGCCAATAATGGACCAACCCCGCGTCCATTTCCTCACGGTTTTCGAGATAGTATTTGTTGGTTTGCGGGTACTCTTCGCCGTTCATTTCCTGCCAGTAGATTTCGCGGAGTTCCTCCCAACGGTCCGCCGTCGCTTCCGGCACGCCATCAAAGTCGGCGATCATTGGAATCCGTTCAGCCGACCAGCCCGGCGACCCGCTCAGGATTTTATCCGCCACGTCATCCGGCTCGATGACCGTACACGGCATGATCCCCGCGATACGCTTGCCCGGCCCGGCCAGACCCCGCACGCCCTTCTCGATGGTTTTGAGTCGCTTTTTAGTTTCCTCAAGACTCATCGCCGATTCATCAGTCTGCGGATCGTCGAGAATGACGAGATCGGGCCGCACCAACCGGCCCCGCGATTTATGAACCAACCCGCGGAGATGACCCGACAGCCCACGCGTCCGGATGCAAGCGCCCGAGCATTCCGACCCATCCAGCCGCGCGAGCGTTATCCGGTCCGCGTCCCATTTCATCCGCGTTGATTTCCCCTCGCACCGCTGGCCCTTCGCCATGATCGCCTTATCCTCCAGCTCTTCCGCTGGCAGGCACGCTTCCGGAAAGTCCTGGACGAGCTCCGGATAATCCTCGCCTTCGATGATGGCCTTGATGATCGTCATCAACTCGACGGCCGCTTCCTTCGTTGCCCCGAACAAAACCACCGATTCACGATGCCCGTACAACACCGCCCACACCACCGCCACGATTGACAGCGTCGTTTTTCCCGAGCCACGCGGCATCGCCACCGCGAACAATCCGCCCTTCAACACCGCCGTTTCAAGCCGAGCAATCACCAGAAGGTGAGCCGGCGACCAACCCAGCTCGAAGAATTCCGGCGCGTAGGTTTCGCAGAACCGCCGGAAATCAAACCGGCACGATTCACGCCGGGCCGCGTCGACCGTCAGCATTGCTTCACGCAACGCCCCGCCGATATCCCGAGCCGATCGGACCCGGTCCCGCTGCCGGATCTTGACGCGTTCTTTGTGGCGTTCATGCTGATCGCCATCCGTCGCGGACTGATCAGCCGCTGCTTCCGCCTCCCGATCCCGCGGAGGCTTCGCCGCCAGCGCCTTCAGGATCAAAAACTCAGCCGCAACCACGTTGGCGCGAACTTTCTGCCAGCTCATTTGAGCCGTCGCACGTTCGCCGAGCTTGTCGAGCAACGCGTTGAGCGCGGCAAAATCCGCGTCAGACTCAGCCGCCGCCGATAATGCGACCAAGTCTGCCGGCGATTTTGTTCCGCTCGACGCTTTGCTGCGGCCCACTCAACAGCCTCCGTTCCGCAATTTCGACTTTCAACCGCCCGCCATGCGTCAGCCCGAGTTCTTTGCCGATCGCCACCAGCCGAGATTGAGCCCGTTCCAGAATCGACACATACGGAGCCACCGCCACGCCTGACAATTCCCCGTTCTTGTCACGAAACTCGACCTGTGCCCCGTTCTCATTCACCCACCGCTGAGCCGTCAGAAAGAGCGCCCACGTCGAACAGTACGCCGTAAGAATCGGCAAATCCTCAGCCTGCAACCGCCCCGCCTCAATCAGCAACGCCGCCAGCCGCTCAAACTCCGCCGCCCCGTCCTCGTTGAGTTCTGCCGGCACCTCCGCCCGTATCAACGCCCCGCCCATCACGTCACCCCGTCAACTAAACCGCAACCCGGCCCGCCGGAGATCCCTCGCGAACACCGCGTCGGAAAAGTAATCCGCCCCGTCAACATCCGCCGGAGCCCCCGCCGCGAATTCTGCGTCGAACTGCCGCCCGTACCAATCGCACACCTGCGGCGATTCCGTCACGTCCAGCACGTCGAGTTGCCGCTCCGCCGCCAGATTCATCGACGCCCGCACGCAGAACGCGAGCCGATCGTTTCTCACCATCACAACCTTCTTGTGAGTCGATGCCGTCCGGATGGAATCCGCTCCGAAGAATTCCACGAGTAACGCACACAATTCCGGCGACCGTTTCGAGAATGACGGATCCACGATGAACCGGCACGACCTCATCAGCCCGGCCTGCACCATGCGGAAGGCCTGCGACAGATCGGAACCACCCGACGACCACACCGACACCGACACGTCCGCACCCGGCGCCGCGTTGACCAGGTATTCGATGACCTCAATCAGCCCGAACGCCCCGGAAGTCACGGCGCACACATTCAGCCCACGCACCGCCGGCCCCAGAGTTTCGGCCACTCCCGCCGATCCCAACGACCGCACCGCCCGAACGCCCCGGACCTTCCGCCGTAGAATGTGATCAGGCAAACGACAACCCCGCCGGCTTCCGGTCCGCGTCGATGGATTCCGCGATGGATTCCGCATCGACCCCGCACCACTCCAAAAACCGCCCGCCCAAATCCGACGCCTTCCGCTCGAACACCCGCTCTGCCGGAACACTGGCAAACGCTTCATCGAACACGCCACCGAACACCGCCACCGTTTCAGGATCAAACGACAGATCGAACGACTCGTTCCGAATGTTCTCGTTCCAGTTCAGCGACCCGCGAAACACCGCGTCAAACCTCCCGCCACGAATCACCGCGAACTTCGAGTGATTCCGGATGAACCGCACCCGCTCCGCTCCGAGTTCTTCACGCAACACCGGGATCCGGTCCGACATATTCGACTCAACACACCCGTCAGCCATTATCCGGAAGCCCGTCACCGTTCCCGCGTCGATCCACTCGCGAGCAATGCGGACTTCGTTCAACCCAACCGCCCACGTCATCACCGCGACATCCGCGGCCCCGACCGTTTCTAGAATTATCTCCACCGCTTCCGAGATCGACCACCGGCCCAGAGTCACCCCGACCAAATGAAGCCCGCGCGTCAACTTGCCGAGATCGGCCCGGCAATTCACCAGCCCCGAAACCCGCCGCCGCTTCCGCCCCGTCATCGTGTCACGCTTCATGATTCTCCGCCCGTCACGTTCTGGCGATCGCCAAATCACGCCGGCAAATTGCACCTATGAAGGGCGAGCCGCCCCGCATCGGTGGAAAGTCTTCACCGGCGACCATTAACCCACCGCCGCCGACTTCGCCAGAGCCGCCCGGAGCAAAATCTCCGGCAACGACTCCGCCACCCGTTCCCGCGGAACCGTCGACACTGTCCGTAATTCAATTCCCGCCCGAACGCACACCATCCGGCACCGATCCACGTAGAGCCGCTCGTGTTCGTGGCCACGTAGCAACAGAATCACCATCGCCGGCCGACCCGTCAGCAACGAGTACAGCAACGCCTGGCCGATGGCTTCCTTCCATTTCTTGACCCACTCGACTTCCGCCGCGAAACCATCCGTCAGCACATCGACCCGGCTTCCATCAACGCACCGATACTCAGCCACGCCGCCCAGCTCCGCCGCCAGATACTGCGACCACGCCGGTTCCCAGGCCGTCGAACCAGGCCGCGGCCGATAGCTTCCACCGAATTCCATAGATTCTGAGTTCATCCAGGACCCTCCCGCAGAACACGCCACCACCGGCAGAAAGTCGCCCGCACCGTCGGAGGCTTGCCGGAGCCGTAATCCCACGCCAGCACACCCCACCACCGCACCGCGTGAAAATAGAACCGAGCCTGCCACCACGGACACCCCGCGAATTTCAGATTTCGCAGGAACGCCCGATCAGCCGCACGCCGCTCCGCTTCCGAGCCCCCGCAACGATACGCCCAATCATGCCACCGGCACGGCTCACGCAGATCGGCCCCGTTCAGAGCGAAATCTGGCGAGCAGGTACACCCATCGCCGGCGAACGAATGCGGAGGCCGATCACCCACGAACGCCATCGACGCATTTGTCCGCGTAAATCGCCGCGCAAGATCCGCCGCGGATCCCGTCACCATGAGAGCAACTCCGGAAAAAGACCGACCGCCATTAACCGCTGCACCACCAAAGACACCGAGCAAACCGCGATCCCGCCCGCCAGAAACCAGCCGAGCCACACCGGCACCGCCGGCCCGTCGTCATCCGATCTACGGCACATCGACCTGCCCTCCGCCCGTCACCAACTTGGCCACCAACCCCGCCAGCGCGGCCCCGAACATGCACCGAAAAGCCCACGCCGACACGGTCCCGAGCCGCTTCGTCCATGCCTCCAGGTCCGCAATCCGCACGTCCAGGCCATCCCGCCCGTCGACCGACTGCGACAATAAATCGAGATCAACACGGATAGCCCGCAGCTCCACCACGACCGCCACCAACTGCTCAGAAACATCTTTCAAAACCGATTCATCGTCCGACATCACGCACCCCTGACACGTACCGGACGACGAAACGCCCTCCGGCGATTAACTCGACTGGACTGGCTTTCCGCCGTTGTCCGTATCCGTTGCCCTCGCCGAATCAACACAAACGCCTGCCCGCTCTGCGTCGACACCGTCCGCACTCGATCTAGTCGATAGTCCCTCCATTTCACGTCAGTCGCGGCCCGTTCGGTGATCCACGGAGCCAACTGCGTCGGCGTCAACGTTTCCCCCGTCGCCACGTCATAAAATCGAAACGACAACACCCGGAGCTTCTGCACGTCGAGATATAGCCGCCCGCCATAATCGACCAACGGACAACCAGCCCGCCGCTGGCCCCATGTGCGTGAACTGGTCGCCGGCAACCTGCCTCGCCGCCGCTGGCCCACGGCTGCCGCCGAGAACGCCGCGAGCTTCCGAACGGAAAACCGCCGGCCCGCTGGCTGTCCTGGCTTGCTGTCGGGATCGAACCACGGACACACCACGCCGTCCGTTGAGCGTTGACGCAGAACCGGCACCGTCTCCGCGGTGATCGTCATCAGACGAACGCCGTGGATCATGCTCAGCAACTCGACAAGCTGCCCCGAGTTTATCCGCTCCGGCCCGGTTCCCATTACGGACTACTCAGCAACACCGCCGGCATCAGGCAGCAAACCGAGATGCGCCCTTAGCCGAGTGTCACCCATGACCCGCGGCACGCCCGCCCGATCTACGTATTGCCACTGCGGTTCCGCGTACTGCGGCACCACCGCCGGACACATCATCGTCGTCGGTGGTGCGCAACCCTGCGGACCACACGCCCCCGGCCGCGGCGGCTGCACAACACACCCCGCCAGACTGACCGCAAACAAAAACAGCCCGCCACAAACCGCGAGCCCCGCCCAATAACTCCGACCACTCATTTCGAAATCCTTTTCTCAGAGAATCGCCGCCCGTTATTCCGCCGGCACTGTTTGCACCGGAGCGTCTTCGCCGAGTTCAAAATCCGGCACCCCCTCGCCAGAACCCGGCAACAGCACCCGCAACGCTTCCGCCCCGCCAGCCGCTTCGATTTGTTCGCCCACCGGCCCCGTCGCAACCGTCGACTTGATCGTCACGCCAGTAAACCCGGCCTTAACTTCCGACCGATTCAACCCCGGCCCGGAATCCATCGGCGTCGGAGTTTGTAGAATGTACGTCGACTGTCCGAGAATCAGCGGCCCGTCGATGGCCTGCGGACTCAATCGAACGCCCGTCGTTGAAACCTGGACATTCGAGCCCGGCGGTAAATCTTTCAGCACGCTAGAGCAACCCGACAGACACACCGCCGCCAGGCAAACCGCCAACCATAGACCGACCAGAGCCGAGCCCAGATAGAACGCCGCCCGAACTTCACCCCGCTCCGCCGCCCGCTTATCGCTGCGATTCATCGGTCCCGCCTCCAGGCTTCGTACGCCAATTTTGCACCCGGCACCGTCGCCAACCACGAAACCTTCTCGCGGATAACCCCAAAAACCCATTCACGCTGCACCGCGTCCAATTGCGCGAACTCATCAACCAGCGCCCCGACCAGAACCAACACGCCCCACGCCAGCGACGACTGAAGATTCTCCGGCGAGACTTTCCACCGGCGATCAGTCACCAGTTCGCCCACTATCTCCAGCGTCGAAACGATTTCCGCGTCTGTCGGTAGTTCGCCCGCCATTGGTCTACCCGTATTCTCTGGGGCTCAAAACAATACCGCGGCCCGGCATCCTTGCCCGGCCGCGGTTTTTCGTGCTTCCCTGCACTCAGGCAAAAATCACGCCCTCACCAGTTACGGAGTCTCCGCCATGTTTGAGCAACTAACCGAGAACAAACGCGTGAATTTACGAGGCGACCACGCCGCCGGGATCCGCCAAACATTGATCGACCGCGTCGGACTTCGGCGGTTTCTAATCTGGCAACTGCGCACCGTCGACCACTGGACAATCCGCGAAATCGTCCACGCGCTAACGATGAAGACCCGCACCGTCGAACGGCACATTCGCACCGTCAAAACTGCCGCCGAACAACTCCGCGACGAATCCTAAGCCACGCCGCTCCGAGTTTCCGAGATTCTCCCGGCGGGTTGCATCAATGCAGGGCTGGCCGCCCGCACTGATAGAAATAAAGTCTATTCATCAGCGTGTG